ATACATTTAAAGAACCAGTTTGAGTTGTATTACCCAATTGAGATAATGAACCAGTAAGTTCTACTGAAGATGAAATGAAAACTGATGCGGTTGCTGTTAATCTATCCGATGCATCCGTACCGAATATCGCAGAACCACTAACAGTAATATTGTTATAGATTTGAACATCTTTTAAATTGATGTTTTGGATATTTGCAGTACCACTAACATGTAAGTTTCTCCAAGCTTGAGTTCCACTGCCTAAATCAAATTCATTATTTAATTCAGGTAATATAGATGAACTAATTTCTCCAGCAAATACAACTAAATCGGTATTTTGATTACCAATATTAATATTACCACCTAAAGTGATATTACCTTTAATATTTGCGTTGCCTTGTAATTCTAAATTTGATGCAGATATATCACCACTTGCAGAAATATTGTTTGAAACAATTACACTACCTGTTACATTTACTGAACCATTTAATTGGTCAATTGTAAGTTTGGTAACACTTCTTCCTTCTAAGTTACCAGTCAAATCCATATTAGTGTTACCACCTGCACCGGCGTTACCTAATACATAAAGTGTTTGGTCAGCAGTTGAATAAAACGGAGTACCATCTAATACAGAACCATAAGTTGCGGTTGCTATTGTTGGTGCGTTTGTACCTGTATAAATTTTTGATACGGCTACATGAGCTCCAGCTACACCTTCATCGGTTAAAGTTGGTGAACCAATTAATACGAAAGGACCTGATAAGTCACTTATTGAACCGGATGCTACAATCAATTCGGCGTTTCTAGCAGTAGTGGTTTTAACACTACCTATACTACCCCTACGATGTTTTATAATTTGAGCCATTTGCTTTACTTTATTGTTATGGTTATTCTAATCTATAAATATGTTTTTTTCATATAAAAGTGATAAATTGATTTAATTTAAAAAAATCCTCCTAAATCTATCACACCTACATTTTGCATTGAACTATCCGTAACGGGAGATGTAGTACCAACAGTACCAACTCTTTGAATATAAATTGAAGCGGAAACTGCCGTTCTATTAATATTATCTAAACTTGCAGTAACATAATTATCAACCACAGCCATAGCACCACTTACAATTACCGAATATTCATCATCAGTTCTCGCTCTAAAAGTGGAAACACCATCTACTGTCAAATTACCTCTTAAATCAACTGCTCCCGTAATTGGAACATCAAAATTGGTAAAATCTATTTGTTTGGGTTGAATTAACTCTGCCATTTATTTACTTTATATCTTAATTATATATAAATATCTATTGTTGAAATTTACCTTTAACATAAATGCTTACTCTATTTTTATTAGTAGAATCAATTCCGATAAATTCATTTATTATTAAATTCACACCTGTTTCCGATTGTTCTACCGAAAGATAAGATGGAGTTCTTACACCATTAACATACACATCAAAATTTGAACTTGTTATAGTTGTTGCTCCTTGCAAATAAACATTATTAAAAATTAATCTAATTCTTGCATCATCTAATATTTCTATTACATCAGGTTGTTTAAACACCCAATTTGCGGTGATATCTAATATATCATCTCTAAATCCTAACACTAAATCCTTCTCACTTCTCTTAACTTTGGATTGGTTTGGATTTGTACGATTTTTAGTATTAAATGTTTTTTTAGTTCTACTATCAAATGAAGATTCGTAATTATAATCCTCAACCGATGCAAAACTACCAGAATATGTTTGACCTTGTAATTGTGCATCATTCACTAATTTTTCAATAAAAGATGCGCCTGCTATATTATTTATATCAGTTTTAGGAACTACCTTATTTAATTTTCTCGTATTTGAATTAAATGCTTTCATTATCCTCTAAATTCCACATCTGCTGAAAGATATACTTTATCTCTAGTATTCAACACATATGGGAAGTTTGATTTTTTAAATTTTACATTTATACCATTTCCTAATTCTTCAATATCATAGTCAATAGGACTTATAACAATCGTATTAATATAAACTAATATTCTATTTTCATCTTTTAATCTAACAAAATCTCTTATGTATTGTTTAAAAAACCAATTAGTGGCTACAAATACATAGTAAGTATCGTTAACCTCTTTAAAATCACAAAGAGCTTGATTATCAGTATTATAAATGTTTATTATATCTAAAAATGAATTTTTCATTATAAGTCTATAAATTTACCAATTATAGCAACTTCAAATGCGGTGGTTTCTACATTATATCCGATTATTACAGGATTAAATGTAATTGTTAAATTTGAGCCGGATATTGATTTTGTAAATGCACCAACTTCTTCGTATAATCTAACACCATTCACAAAAACTTTTAAATTATCGTTGTTTCCAACAGCTGATGTTAAAACATTTGGTACTGGTATAAATTTAATACTATTAGTTGTGAAAACATTTTGAGAAACAGGAGTTAATATTTTTGAGTTATTTAAACTTAACCAATCAATAATATCTTTATTATCGTAATATGGAGATGGTGTAGTTAATAATCCTTCTAATCTACCATTTCCAGTCATATCTACTTCAGTAGCAAATACAACTTTTTTTGTTGAATATGATTTAGCTGTTGTTTTTTGACCATCGAATGATTCTGGTAATAAATATGCCTTTACATTCAATGTAAATTCAAGTCTATTAATTCTTTCAGTACCTTCTCCTACTTCATTTATTACATTATAATCTGCAATACTTGTTCTAAATTTAAACTTAGTTTTATCTCCCCAATATGATGATGTAAAATTAAGTTGTTCAATTACACTATTAAGATGCTCTGTAAATGATGTCCATACCATACATTCGTAGTTTATTTCTACATAATCTGGCATTGTTATATTATACAATTCATATGATGGAGCAGTATTACCTAACAAAGTAAATCTATCGTATCTATTATTTTTAGAATATTTCGTAACAGTTTGATATGTTACATGCCTATTTAACATTGGCATTGATTCATCTTTTGCAATAGATGTTCTACGAAGCATCATTAAAGGTAATTGAATTTTACCTTTTATATCTCTGAATATACCTTCTCTTCTAGCTCCGTTCCATCTTTCAGAATTACCATAGATAACAGGTATTTTTATAACATTACCATCTCCCTCTGTCAATGTAGGTAAGGCAACATCTTCTAAATAAGTCATCATAGCATAATCAATATCAAAAAGAGATACCGATTGTTTAACATCGGATTTTTCAGATTTAATTTGATGAGCTCTATTTAGATTTTCTCTTATTGGATTTTTAGCCATAGCTTAATTATTTTACTCGTTGTTCTATGTTTAAATCTGATTTTCTACTCATAAATGCTGTACAAACTATACTATAATTATTAGCCGGCTGACCTCCTAAGAATTGAACTTCGTTTGTATTATCGATTTCATAGTACGATTGGTCAAAATAAATCATATCACCAATTTCTGGGTATATTCCTTTTTCTTCACAAGTCAATTTATCTAATTTAAAAGTAATTGTTTGTGAGTTATCAGGACCAAATCCTTCGTATACAACATTTTCAGGCTCTTTATCAATTATACAATACATTTCAACGCCAGGATACCAAGTCTTATTTAAGGATTCACCATAAATGTTAACTTTACTTTCGTAAGTATTTACTTTAAATAATACAATAGCGGTTTGGATGACGGTATCAACCAACTCTCTACTTATACTTCTAAAAAAATCGATATCTCTACCTAATACAAATTTTGGCATATTATCCTACATATAATTTTAAAGGAACTTTTCTTAACATTTCCTGATGGTGAGTTGATTCATGTGCTTTATTTTCCATTACATTTTTTCTACTCATCTCATCTAAGTTTTCTCTTAATTGAGTAATCAACATATCTTTCTCTACTTGCGCTTCTGCTCTCAATGCTGCCCCATCTAAGGATACTTCTCCATCTGGTATAGGTACTGAACTATATTTTTCTCTAATCGCTCCTAAGAGTTCTTTTGATAATGCTAATGTATATTTTCTAATCCATTGTTTACCAACATCATTTATATTTGAATACTGAATAAAATCATATGGAATATCAGAATAATCAGAAAGTGAATCCGATTGAATAGTTTGCGAATCGTGTTCAAATTCATCTCTACTCATATACTCAAAGTATATTTTAGTAGGTGTTTTTGTAGATGGTATAGGGAATAATTGTAATTTATTATCTACTATATTAAAAGAATATTGTGATTTACGAATCTGGTCGTTAAATTCAATTGCTTGTATTCTTAACAAATCTTCGTATAATGGCATCAATAAGAATTGAGCTGCTGGAGAATATTGTCCAAATCCAAACTCATCCATTAAGTTTAATGTACCTTGTGCTCCTACTGAATATGGGTCAAAGAATCTACTAATAGCCGGTGTTGGTTCGTGAAATACTTTTGTAACATCAATGGTAGATGAACCAGTAAATAATGTTGCAAAAGAAGATGATGTTGAAGCATCAACTGCTTGTGTCATTAAATCATATGTTTGAACAGATGATGTAATATTTACATAAGCCTTTTTAATAGAAGTTTCACCACCTACTCCTGCCAATGTTCCGTATTGTTGTGACATACGAACCGCAGTTGGTAAGAATGAACCATCTACAAGGGTTTGAGAAAAGTTTGTAACTCTTCCCTTCGGTTGTCCTCTAAGAATATCTAAATTGTTTCTAAGATTAAACTGATTTATTTGTGCAGAATATTCAGAAGTTGCTTCTTCAAAGCAAGCCCATATTTGCGAATTATCCAATTCAATATTAACAATTGGATACCCCAATCGTTTTGCTACCCAAACTGCTGTTTTTGGAGCATCAGTTCTAAAATCCGAATCGGAATCGTATAATCCAAATGGAGTTGCTTCCGCTGATGCTGATGCTGATAAGAATGCTGATGCCGTTGAACCCGACCAATATGTATTTACAGACATAATGAAAATTTATAGTTTTACTACTATAAATATAGAAATAAAAAAAGAGGAGATATTTCTATCCCCTCTTTTAGTTTTATTACTCTAATCCGTTAAGATTATAAAGTGTTGATACCTTCAACGATAATTTTACCGTAGAATTCTGGTCTTACAATCTTCTTAGCGTAACGAGTCATAACTCCTCTTCTTGGAGTGAAGTTAACTGGGTCGTACACTAAAGGAGTCATAATCAATGGTACATAAGGTGCGTAAACTGCTCCAGTCTCGAAGAAGTTAGAACCTTTGAAACCTAATAAGATTACATTCTCAGTCATGTAAGGGTTTTTGTAAACATCGTATCTATTTGAAATTGAACCGATGTTAGTTACACCTGCAGCAAATTGTAAAGCGTCTTTACCAGGATTTGCAGAGAAACCATTCATTGATTCTAAGATAGTTGCTACATTTGGAGAACAAACGATAAAGTTTGCTCCACCTCTCATTGTTAATTGGTGAATCTTGTTAGATACCTTTTGTAATTTGATACCTAAAGTTTGATACCAAGTAGATTTTGTGTATGCTGAAGCGTATGCTGCAGTTGAATCAACATC